TTTCGATATCTTTCTTGATACCTGCAGACATCTCTACATCATCCAGATTAATTCTAACTGGATCTTCGTCATCAAGATTTGAGATAGAGTCATTAACAATATCATCAATTGCTGTGTCGACATCTGCCATACCAGCAATGTCACGATAGCGTCTGATAAGTTCTTGCTCTGTGCTGGCAGTCCCATCTAAGTCCAGATAGGTTCCGTAATAACCACCTGCTTTAATTTCATCTGTGCCACCGTCGTCTGTTGGAGCCACGAACGATTTTTCCGTTGGTGGCTCCACAGATCGTGTAATCTTATAACCAAAAATTTCCATAATATTAGATTACTCTTAAAGCGTATTAGTTAGGTAGTGTGAGTAATTGAAAGTTACTGTGAACTCTTCGATTACATCATTCTGACCATATTGCAAACCAATTTCTGACATGTTAATCGGGAACGAATTATAAAGCGTATATTCCATCAGAACTTCATCATTGCGATCAAGATGCTGAACGATAACGTCTGCTTGATAATCAGTTGGTGTAAGAACACCTGTGTTCAATTCCAGATCATTCATTCCGTTCATCCACTCTTCGAATGGTTTACGGAGTGACATTTCAGTGTCATTGATGATTGTTACTGTCCATGGATCGAAGATACGCTCACCAGCGAGTTTCACTTCGCGACCACGATACTGAACGAGAGTTGGGTTTACTGTTGATGCAGGAAGGGCAGCACCAGTAACCAAAAGTGCATATTCTCTGTCAGGAACGGATGTTACATATCCAGGCCAGTTGAGCAATACACGGAATTGGTTAGGTCTTGCACCACCAGCACCTAGTAACCCTTTAAACTTTGAAATATCCATAATAGATTTCTCCTATAATTCTATTTATTCGGGTTATTAGGCACCAACTTCTTCGAACGATACCGAGGTACGAGTTGCGATGAAGTTAAGGTAGATGAAGTTGATCGACTTAGCAGGTTTGATGTAGATATCTGCAACAAACTCATTACGGTCAATTACTTCGCCAGTGTTATTTGTTTCGTCACAAACGACACGGAAGTCATAGATACCACGGCGACCACGAACATCGCGGAGGAATGGTTCAACTAGTGACTTGAACTGTGCACGAGTGAAGACATCGTTGAATTCGAACAACTGGAACTTAGCAGCAGTTGCGATTGCCTTCTCAAGAACGATGAATAGACGACGAACATTGATACGATCGAATGCCGATGGTTTAGCAAGAAGTGTCTTGTCACCATAGAGAACAACACCCTGTCCTGGGAACGACACAACTGGATTGATGCCATTCTTGTAAAGAGTATCACGATCTGTTTGATTTGGTGAGAACAGAAGTTTCACGCAATTCTTGATAGCACCACGGTTGAAACCAGCAGGTGACCACCATGGATCATTGGTTTGATCAGTACGAGCACAAAGACCTGCAGTATCAGCATTCAAAGGAATGTTAACATAGATGTCATTATACTTGTCGTATTGAACCTTCCAACCTGAATCCATAACAGCGTATGAAGTCGAGCGATTTAAGGTTGAACTTCTATATGTTACGATATCTGCTGCTTCGTCACCAGCATTGTTCTGGACTGCTGCCAGAGGTGGTGAAAGGAAAACAACACAGTCTAGACGATCTAGAGCAACGTTATCAATAACGTGCTGAGCAACAGCAACAGCATGACCCCCCGTCAGAAGAAGTGATACATCAACTAGTTCCTTATTGCCGAACAGATTGAAACCTGTTTGAAGATCGCCAGCAGCAGGAGCAGCATCAACACCGACTGTAAGAGAAACGTTTTCTGGTGAATTAAGACCGACAAATGCGCCTGCAACTGCTGCAGTTGAACCCCAATCAGACATTCCTGTTGGGTGATCCATCCACCAAATGTATTGTGATTGTGTATTAATTACGTTCTTATAGAAGTTTGATGACCCATCAGAATTCTTAGCATCCGATGCCTTAGAAACGAATGGGAATTTTTCTAGAACAGTACCAGCAGTACCAGTAAATACGCCATCTTCGTCGATAACGATTACGTGAAGTTCGTCGCCAGTTGAATTGAAATTCGCTGCATATTCTGAGGTTCCTGGAGCAGAATCAAACTGTGAAACATATGACCATTCACCGAATGTTAATGCGTCTGCAATGCCAACTCTTAGAGAGTTACCAGCAGCACCTGGATACTTAGCGGCCCAAGTTCCTACTGCTGCTTCTCCTGAAGAATACGATGCAGTATATACATCTTCATTGTCGATCTTCAGAGCAGTTCCTGTTGAAACAGCGTTTCTTGCTGCTGTGCCGACTGCACGAACGAGTTGTAGATTATTTCCGTAACCAAGAAAGTTTGCTGCAGTGTGGAAGTGTACTGTAGTTGTGCTTGTTGGTTTACCAAACTCGCGGACGAGTTGGTTTTCTGACGAAACTGTTTGAATTTCGTTTACAGGTCCCCAGAGGAAGTAACCAACGTATCCACCAGCAGAACTTGAGACTGCTGGTACGACGTTAGTTAGATCCTTTTCAGTAACTAGGACTCCTGGCGATAATTGAAATGCCATTTTCTTCTCCTTGTATATAAAAACTGACAAAAACCACTGTCTTTTTTGTTATAAACTTATT